GCTAACTCTTCATCGTGCGAAAACTGCGCCATCAAATGCATAGGGTGCAGAATGTATGGGTTTCCAGCTCTATCAAGCTGCCCGCTGTGCGCGTCTTTCGCGATTTGAAGAGCGAATTTAAGCGTTGGTTTCACCTGCACTCTCCTGCTTTTTTCTCCAAATGCTCAACATATCGGGATGCTCCAATGTTCTGTTGAAGATGCCACAACGGATGTTGTGTTCGTAAACCGTCTTGTGAATGTCCAGCGCTCTTCTGATAAAGGTCAAATAATCCTCTTCTCGCATCGCGCTTTCCATCATCGCTTCATACTTTTCACGCTGTGCCTAGCGCTGCGCCCATTGCTTTCCAAAAAATACACTAATCACCATCTCACTTCGCTCCAATGATTCATAACTAACTTCTCTTTAATAGTAGCAATCGCATTTAGGCAATCCTTCGGGGTGTCGTACTCAAACACGCGCTCTGTACGCTTTCCCTCTCCAATTTGATTGAGCACGATTTTGTACTCAAACCCAAAATATTGGATGACGATGCAGTCTTTGCTGATTGGGTTGTGCATGATTTGAATTGCGGACGCATCTTCCCATCCGCTGCGTTCGCGAAGCTCTGCTGACATTTCAGACATCAGTTCAACGGCCTCCGTGTCGTCTGATAGACCAACCATTGCTGTTGACAGCGCGTTTAGCGTGTAGCGCGCGGTTGCTCTACTGATCTTCTGATTCTGATAATTGATATAGGTATTGTGAATAGCCTCAACGAGCTTGCGATTGATTTCATTGCTCAAATCAAACTCGCTCATGGACTCTAATGTTTCTGATCCCATCCCCTTTTCCTCTCAACGTTCTCTCTATCAACGCTTTAATGATACGCAGATAGCGACGGTCGGATTACGGCAAAAGTGGAGGTGACGATGGAAGGGTAGTGGAAGTGATAAAAACCCGCCGAAGCGGGTTTCTGTTAGTGGACGATCTGTTCGATCATGTTTCGATTGTGCTTTTGGTTAATGGCCCGAATAATATCCTTGAGCGATTCGACTCGCTCCTCGATGTCGAGCACTTCGCGAGGTAGGACGGCCTTGAAGACCTCGACCTCTTCGCGCATCAGCAATCCTTGAGCAATCATGTTTAAGTGCTCCTGATACGCTAAGTTAACCTTTGCCTTCCCATCTTCATCAGGCGCTTCAACGCCTGGCTGAATGACGAGAATCATGGCGAAATGCTCGTTAGTCAACTCAATGCACCGGTTAACATAATCCATAACTCGCGGCGACGGATCGGCACCGTCGCTGGGAAAGCATTCCGACAGCACATAAGTGGCGTAATCAAGCGGGGTTCTGTCAAGAATCGAACGAGAAGTCATCATTTGATACTGTTCTTCTGCTTGTCGTAAAACCTCCTCCTGCACCGTCATGCGTGTCTCAAAATCGAGCTTCGACTTCGGGTCGACCCCCATTTCCTTGAACACTCGTGAAGTGCTGGTTGGAATGAAGTCATAAGTCGGGTTGCTCTCTGCAAATTCTCTTGCAAGGAACGTTTTCCCAACTCTGTGAGCGCCTAGAATGCCAATCATCTGTTTTGAATCCGTCATGTTGAATCCTCCAGATATTAACCTTAACGATGGTCTTGTTCAAGCGTTGCGCGCTCTTTCCCTAAGTCGCGATTGACGGCAGCGCCGGCATCGAACTTATCAGGATAGCGATCTTTTAGCTTCGCGATGTTTTTCGCATTGACCTCTTCAAATGTCGTTCCAAGCAAGCGATGCAGTCCTGCTTGATACCAGTTTGAGTCGCCCAACTCCTCCGCGAGGTTGACCTTGTCAAGAGCGTCTTCATCCAGGGCGAATCGCAAAACAGGCTCAAGAATTTCACCCGCTTCTGTCACAAGGCCGATTGCATGATGAATTAACTCAATTTGCTCCTGGTCAAGCTTCAAGCGCGCGGCGATCTCTTCTTCCGTTTTGCCGCTTTCACGCATCATAGCGACATAGTTTTCGTTAGCCGCTTGAAGCGAGTCCTCTTCGTTTTCAAGATATTCAGGCATTTTTCCGTAAATAATGACGCGCTTCACCTCATCGAGCGCATTACACGCGTTGATTGCAGCCGAGCCTGCGTTAATCAACGCGATAATCTCAAATGGCTCTAAGTTCTTACCATCCGGGAACTTGCACTCTGTCGACTCCGATTCTTTTAAGTAGGTTGAATTATCCATCTTTACTCCTTCGTGAATTGCATAATCGAGTAGGCATCTGAGTCTCCAACAAGCTGACGACGTTCTGTTGCCGTCACGAGTTTAAATCCTGCTTCTACCATCTCATTTAAAGGGAACTTTACAACGTTATCATGCTGCCCTTCATCAACATGCTTGTGTACTCTGGTTAGAAGCATTTCATCTGCAAGTCCTGCAAACGCGCTCCAAATGTTTTTGCCGCCAATGATCGAAACGTCACGTAAGGCGGTTGCGACAACGTCAACCGCCTGGCTCATGTTTAAAAATATAATGCCTTCTGGCCATCCACCGTCCGGCACATTGCTCGTTATGACGATGTTCATTCGACCTGGAAGCGGTTTGCGCCCTATCGAATCGAACGTTTTGCGCCCCATGACGATAGCTCTCCGCTCTGTCGCATGCTTAAAGTGTGCAAGTTCGGACGGGATGTGCCAGGGTAGCTTTCCGTCTACCCCGACAACCTCGTTCTCAGACATTGCGCCAATAATCTGGACACGATGACTTGCAGGGCTGATCTGAACGCGCTTCATACGGCTACTTGCGCCTTAATGTAAGGCTCATGTTTGTACCCGACAAGCTTAAAGTCCTCCGGCACAAAGTCGTCAATCGACTTGCGCTTCTTGATCTCCAACGTCGGTGGAGTTTTTGCAAGATAGCGGCGTGACAGCCACTCTTTTGCCTGCTCAAAATGATTGTCGTACAGATGCACATCGCCTCCGCTCCATACAAACAGACGCGCTTCCAGCCCGGTCAGCATAGCGATCATGTGCGTTAAAATGCTGTATGACGCAATGTTGAATGGCACTCCGAGGAACAAATCAGCCGAGCGTTGCGTCAACTTGCAGTCAAGGTATTTTGGATTTCCGTCCTTGTCTGGCACCACGTTAAACTGAAACATGACATGACACGGAGGCAGTGCCATTTCACTGATCTGCGCGGGGTTCCAGGCGGTGACGATGTGACGACGACCAAACGGATTGTTTTTGATTTCATCAATCACCGCCTGTAGCTGGTCAATTCCCTGTCCGTTGAAGTCTCTCCACTGCTCTCCATAGATAGGCCCAAAGGTTCCGTCTTCTTTCACCCACTCGTCCCAAATGTGATTATTGTGCTTGTGAAGGTAGTTAATGTCTGGGTTGGCCATGATGAACCAGAGCAGTTCTGTTAAAACCTTGTCAAATGCTGTCTTTTTGGTTGTGACAAGCGGAAGCTTCCCACCAAGCAAATCAAATCGGCATTCCGCGCTCCAAATTTTGTGCGTACCGACACCCGTTCTGTCCATGATTGGATCGCCTTGCTCCATGACCGTTTCCACGATGTCGAGAAGCCCTTGCTCTCCAAAGTTTGTTTTCATTGTTGGCACATTTCACCTCCTTTTCTAATGTTCTCAATTACCTCTTCTGGAACGCCGTTTTTGATAGCTTCCTCCAAGACCTCTTCTTTTTCCATGATGTCGAACAGCTCAATGCTCAACTTGGCAGCACTGCCGCCGACGATGGAAGCTGCAATGCTCAAATTCGTCTCTTCCGTATCAATCGCACGTCGCACCATGTAAGTTCCCAACATTGAAAGGATGAGTCCGTCAATTGTTGCATCCACCTCTTTCAACATTGATCTGACTGCTTCTTCTGTCGCGGCGATCCCCAGCCGCCCAGTGTCGGTCATGATTGTGTTCACAATTTTCTCAAGCTCATCATTATGCTTAAGGCGGTAAGACAGCATCAGTGCGGAGTAGGCAGAGCTAACCATACTGTTGTGGAAATCCTCTAAGAAATCTTCTGGCGTTGTCATAGTTGCATATCTCCAAAATCGTCTGCTGAAACTTCCGCGTCTACTTGCCCAATCAGGTAGGAACTGATCTCCGTCTCTTGCGGGGCAACTTGCACATTGTCACTTACAAGCCAAGAACTCATCCACGGAAGCGGGTTGCCCTTGTCTGCGTAAATGTCTTTAAATCCGACCGCTCGGAGGCGGATGTTTGTGATGTATTCAACATAGCTCTTTAAAATGTCTGCGTTAAGCCCGACCATTGAGCCGTCGACGAATAGATAATCCGCCCACTCCTTTTCCTGCTCTGCTGCCTGTTCGAAAATTTCAACAACCTGTTCGCGGCACTCTTCTGCAATTTCCGCCATTTCCAAATCATCTTTCCCACTCTGCATCAAATTGATGATGTGCTGGGTACCGGACAAGTGCAAAGCTTCATCGCGTGCAATCAGCTTGATGATTTTGGCATTGCCTTCCATCAGCTTTCGCTCCGCAAATGCAAACGAGCATGCGAATGACACGTAGAAACGAATGGCTTCAAGTACATTCACGGAAACGACTGTTAAATACAGCGCAGTCTTTATTTTCTTTCGAAAAACATGGTCTGTCGTGAGGTCAATGTTTTTAAGATGCATTTCGTTGGACAGCGCGATCAGCTTGTCGTAATACAGCGTGACCGACTCTGCGCGCTTTTGGATTTCAGGGTTCGAAACAATCGAATCCAGCACTTCCGATGGGTTCGGAAAGATATTGCGCAGAATGTGCGTGTATGAGCGGCTATGAATCGTTTCCGAGAACGCCCAGGTTTCGATCCACGTCTCAAGCTCTGGAATGGAAACGAGCGGAAGCAATGCAACGTTTGGTGAGCGTCCCTGTACGGAGTCGAGCAAGGTCTGATATTTCAAATTGCTCGTAAAAATGTGCTGCTGATGCGGAGGCAAATCATTATTAAATTGGATATTATCTTTCGACAAGTCGACTTCTTCCGGTCGCCAAAAGAAGCTCAACTGCTTCTCAGTCAGCTTTTCAAAAATCGGGTGTTTTTGCTGGTCGTAGCGTGCAACGTTTACTGGGTTTCCGAGAAACATCGGTTCTTTCAGTGCATCGTTTGCTTCTTTGCTAAAGACGGAATATGCCATTTCTTATCGTTCTCCTGTGAAAAAACATAATCAATATTAATTACGTGCTTTCATTATACGAACGATATACAGGCTGAAATCAGGGAGTCCTAAAATGCCGTATGATTTTGAGAGGTGTAGAAATGAAAGAACCCCTCGAAAGGGGTTCACTTAGTAACAAAACATGAGACTTTAATCAACTACTAAAAAAGTTCACTTGTTTTGCATGACTCATTATAACGCAGTGGATAGCGTTTTCAAGCGGGTTGTAAGTTTTTACACCTCGCAAGCGCCACTCGCACATGATGGCTCTTCCGCAGAGTTGTCATCCGCGCCATCACGCGTGTTGTGATAATACATTGTCTTCACGCCCATCTTATAAGCATAAAGCATATCTTGAAGCATCAACTTGACCGGAACTTTGCTATCTTTGAATCGCAAAGGGTCGTAGTTTGTATTCATTGACGCAGATTGGTCAATGAACTTTGTCATAATGCCCACAAGTTCGATGTAACCTTTATTGTCCGGGATTGTCCATAATAACTCGTACTGGTCTTTCAAGCGCTCATACTCCGGCACAACTTGCCTTAAGATGCCATCTTTTGAAGCCTTGACACTAACAAATCCACGCGGCGGCTCAATGCCGTTTGTTGAGTTCGTAATCTGGCTCGACGTTTCGCAAGGCATGAGCGCCGTGAGCGTCGAATTTCGTAAGCCATGTTTTTTGATCTCCGAACGTAGGGCTTCCCAGTCGTGAACTAACTCCTGCGTGTGGACGCTATCAACTTCTTTTTTGTAAGTGTCAATAGGCAAAACCCCTTCACTGTATTTAGTTTCATTGAATGCATCGCAAGCTCCTTTTTCTTTGGCCAACTCGTTTGAGGCTTTTAACAAATAGTATTGAAGGCTTTCGAATGTGCGATGCACAAGGTTATTTGCAGAGCCGTCTGAGTAGCGCACTCCGTTTTTCGCAAGGAAATACGCCATGTTTGTGACTCCTACCCCCAGCGCACGACGATCAAGGGCTTTTCGCGCGGCTTTTACCGGATAGCTTTGGTAATCCAGTAGCGCATCCAGCGCACGGACGGAAAGCTCCGCGACCTCTTCAAGCTCTTTGTCTGACTCAATTGCGCCGAGGTTTGCTGCTGCCAATGTACATAGCGCAACTTCCGCTTCTTCATCATCCGCACTCTCGCCCGGTTTCGTTGGGAGCGTGATTTCCAGGCAAAGATTTGACATATAAGTTGGCGCAATTTGCTCCAAAAAAGCCCCGTGCGTGTTTGTGTGATCGACGTTCTGAATGTAAATCCGACCTGTCTGAGCACGTTCTTGCGCAACATCGCCTAACAATTCCAATGCAGACACGACACGCTTGCGGATGGCCGGGTTTTTCTCGGCCTCTTCGTACAGCTTGCGAAACGTATCCTGGTCTTCAAAGAAAGCGTCATAAAGACCAGGCACGTCGTGCGGGCTGAATAGCGTAATGTTTTCGCCCTTCATCAGACGTTCCCAAAACATCTTGCTCATTTGCACGCCATAATCTAAATGACGGACGCGAGTTTCTTCCGTGCCACGATTGTTTTTCAAGACGATCAGACTTTCTGCTTCAATGTGCCAGATTGGATAGAACGCAGTTGCAGCGCCTCCTCGAACACCGCCTTGCGAACAGGATTTAACGGCTGTTTGGAAATGCTTGATAAATGGAACCAGGCCTGTGTGATAAGCCTCGCCTTTTCGAATTTCGCTGCCTAGTCCGCGAATACGACCGACATTCACCCCGATTCCTGCGCGCTGGCTAATGTATTTCACAATCCACTGTGCGGTTGTGCTGATTGCGTCCAAAGAGTCGCCAGCATCGGTCAACACACACGAACTGAACTGACGGGTTGGCGTTCGCGCCCCGGCCATGATTGGCGTTGGAAGTGACAATTTAAAATCGGATGTTGCCTGATAAAAGCGCTTAATGTAGTTGATACGCGTGTCTTTCGGATATTGGCTGAACAGTGCCATACCGATGCACATATACACAAACTGAGCCGATTCGTAAATTTCGTGCGTCACGCGGTTTTGAACAAAATACTTGCCTTCCAACTGCTTCATCGCCGCATAGCTGAAATTAAAGTCTTTTCCGTGATCGAGCATTTTGTCGAGCTGGTTGATCTCAAATGCCGAGTAATCTTCGATCAGCCCTTTATCGTAAAGCCCTTTCTCAACCATGTTACGAATGTGTTGATACAGTGATGGGGGTGTGAACTGTCCAAACGCACGCTTACGCAGGTCGAACATGGCAAGGCGAGCGGCAACATACTGGTAGTTTGGATATTGCTCACTGATTAAGTCCGCTGCGGCTTTCGTGATGATTTCATGAATTTCCTTAGACTCCATGCCGTCCGTAAACTGGACGTGGCTTTTCATTTCAATCTGTGAAGGGAATACATTATCTAACCCTTCGCATGCCCACATGACGACTTTGTGAATCTTGTTTACGTTTAGCGGCTCTACAGAACCGTCTCTTTTCTTGATATTGATCTCTTTCATTGTTTCCATCTTCTTTGCCTTGTTCTAACCGGGAAGGACTTTGGATTGTAGCGGTGTCTCCCAGTCAGATATAAGCAAAATGTAAGTAAATATTGACTATTGAAGCGGTTTAAATTAGCTGGCCGCTGCGTGCTTGTAAAGCTCGACCATTTGCAAGAACTGATCTGACTCGATTCCGCAATGAATTACCGCGATGGCATCGGCTAAGTGCTCGTTGCTGTTCAATAGTTCAATTTCACCCTTGTATTTGCGAGTAAGCCACCCTGCATCTGGATGCTGCGCGACCGCCCAGTCGATCATTTCACGCTTAGATGCGTTTTTTCCGGCTGTGCGAATTTTGACTTCGTTTGGTGTCAACTGCACAATCGGAATCGGGCAGGACGCGAGCACACCCACTGCAATTCCAAGTCCCCATGAAGCGGTTGCAGACTGCGTTCCACTTGGAATTTCCGAGAAGACGATTGCCTTGCTATCTGTCGCGTCGTTAAATGCTTTGTGAAGCTCTCTTGCGCGCTTGATGTCGTCGGATGACTTGCGGATTTGCTTGTTCTTTGTTTTCGTCGTCTGGACTAAGTGCATGCGCTGCACCTGGATGTCCAAATTTTCAATATCTACCTCCGCATGTACGATTCCAAAATTTGCAAACGCAGGGTCACAACCCAATACGCTGATTTTCTTACCCATACTAAAACCCTCCATAATTGCTCAGTTGAGCATTTTGCTTTTTCGAAAGCTCTGCAAGCAAAGCTCTTTTTTCCTCTTCCATCTCTTCCTCACTCATCTCGACAAGATTCGGCTCGATGCTTTCTTTTGAAAGCTCGTGGCCTCTTGGCGGCACGCTTTCATCATGCGTTTCGAATTTCAGCTCAGGCTCTTCCCATCCGAGTTCTTCTGGCTTGACCATCTCCATAACCGCGTGCTCTGTTTTTTCAGAAACTTCTCCCTCTCCCCAGTACGCAGACACAATTTTTAATTTTAAAGCATCACTCTTGTCGTCTTTTTCGATCTTCTTCACCGTCGCCTCCTTCTCTGCGCGCCCCAACATTCTGGCTCCAAAATCGTCTCTTACAATCTCCTCAACGTTGCGGGAGTATGTCACGATGAGATTTTTTCCGCCGGATGCGTTTTCCATTTCATCTATTTGAATTTTTTCTCACCCATTTTCATGCATCTCTTTGGCGATTTCCTTTTTGACCGCCTCATCCTCAAGAGAGTGAATCAATGGCAAAGAATAACGTGTGCGGTGCGTTTCTTCTCGCACCACCTTTCGCTTTACACTTTTTTCTACCTCCAAAGCCGCTTTATATTCCATCTCCACGTCGCGAAGCTTCATCTTTTCCATCTCCACTTTAGAATGCCCCCCATCCATCAACGGATGGTTGAATGCTCGGTTCAATATTTCTTTCAACTTCATCACCGTCACCATCATCGTCGCTATGTATCGACCTTGTCACAATGTGCATCAGCTCACCATCAAGCATGACGTTTGCAACGTTATCCAAAATAGTTTTTACCTTTACACCTGTGTGCAAAATTGGACAGTCCACGGCCTTAAACAAAATCTTCCGACTGTACAATATCGAATTGCCATCGCCCTTTTTACGAAAGTAAACAGTAAGGTAAGGCGATGACTCCGTCCGCTTTACGCTGATATGAACTGGTATCAGAATGTCACCCGCGTAAAGCGTCCCGTCGGCATCCAACAAATCCATGTCTTCCAAAGAATATCTCCGCACGTTCGTGCAGGGGACTTTGACCACAAGCTCGCACTCTTCCAGCGCTTTTAGAATTCTTGATGAGTGCTCTCCGGTAAACCCTTCAAACCCTCCAAGAGCTTCAAACGCCTGCTCCGCATCCTCTCGCACCGCTTTGTGAAATTGGAATGTCGCGACCATTCTTTGAATAAGTACGCTATCCTGATCGTCGAATGCTTTATCAGCCAGCAGAAAGGTAGCCGCTGATTTCTGAATAATATCCGCTCTTAGTAACTTTGCTGACATTTCTCACCCAATCCCCAATATCGTTGTGACTGATTAGCACCAACGTTCCTCGCTCGCGCCCTTTTTCTTCCAAGATTCCCATCAGACGCTCAAGCCCTGACACGTCTAACGCATCGTCGATTTCGTCCGCAATAAACAGATTGATCGGCTTTGATGCTCGGCTTGCGACTAAATCTTGCAAGGCCATTGATGTTGCAAGTCTTACCTTACGGCGTTCGCCTCCTGAAAGTCCAAAATACTCTTTTGCGCCATCTTCCTTCGATACAAGAATGTTGAACTTTTCCGCCAACTCTCCGTCCGATTTGATGGCCAGTGTGCTCCAATTCGCGACGATTGTGCCGTCTGACAAAGTTCCAAGGTAATACGCTGTTCGCTCGTTCAAATAAGGCGTAACTGTCTCAAGAACATGCGCTCGTACGCCTTTGCGTCCGAACACGCCCACGACATTTTTGAGAATTTCTATTCTTTCATCATACCCGGCTAGTTCGTCATTCAATGCGGCAAGTTCGAGCTTTTGAGCGGCCAATCTTTCCTCCATCAGCGCAACTTCTTCTTTCAATGGGTTTTTACGCTCACGCTCATGTTCTTCTTTAAGCTTGGTATCGACTTCCGCAATGCTTTTATCAATGCGAGTTTCGGTTGAAACAATTTCTTCGTACTCTTCCGCCGTCTTTAGCAGCTCGTTCCGATTTTCGACATACTCGCTTACTGGCGGCATCGACTTCTCGTGCTCACTGACATCGAAAGCGGCCACCTGATACTCCTTATCCGCCTCGAGCAAGACAGTGCGCGCTTTTTTCGCTACGGCAATCTTGGCTTTAACTTGTCGCGTCGTGGCCTCTTTAACGCCCTCGATGTCTTCCTGGCACACAAGTTTTCCGCACCCTGGGCATGGCGTATCGACTTTGCTCTCGATTTCCTTAATCTCTTTAGCAGAGGTTTCAGCATCATTTTTAGCAGTTTCATAGGCACACTTCGCTCTCGTCAGTAATTTATCCTTGTCACTTCTTATGCTACGCAGTTTTTCAAGGCGTTCCTCTTGGTGACTAAACTCCCCTAACGCCTTGTCCAGATCGGCAACTTTTTTGTCAATCCGTGCAATACCTTCACGCGCGTCGGCCGCGCCCGGCGCAATCTTCTCTCGCTCCGTTTCAAGCAACACTCGTTGCACCTTCAATTCGGCAATCTTTTTTCTCACTTCATCTTCGGACTGTTTCAATCTTTCTTTTAGGCGCTTTAGATTATCTTCCCATGCTGCCAGTTGCGACTTCGAGCTGTCTCGCAACGTCAATGTGGCATCCACTTTTTTCTCAAGCTTCAAGTGTCTTTCTTTTGCAATTACGTGCGCCGCTTCAAGCTTTGTCAGACCGCTTGCTTCCTCAATGATCTCTTTCAACTGCTTGTCAGTCATTGCGGGCAGATCAGGCATTCCGTCTTGCGCAAGGTAGACCGCAGAGCGAAAAACTTCGTAAGAGCAACCGACGATACGAGACAACTCTTCTTGTGTCAGTTTGTCTGTGCCTTTTGTTAAGTCCGTCACTTTCCCATACGACCCGATTTGTTCCAATACAAGACGATTTTTCCCCTTCTTGTGCTTGCGAAAACGAGTCACAGAGTAGACCTTTTCGTCCGAATGGATAGTCATGCTGACCATGCAGTTTTTCTTAGCCTCATTGTTGATAACAGAATCGCCTTTGACTCCGCGTGCTGTTACCCCGTAAAGACACCAGCAGACGGATTCCGCAATCGACGTTTTGCCTGCTCCGTTCGAACTGGCAGAAGGGTCGGATGTGTTTTCTCCCTGGACGAGGCTTAATCCGCGATTGTTTAAATTCAACTCTGCCTTTCCAATCGTCAGAAAGTTTTCAATATTTAAACTGTCGATAATCATTCCACTACCTCCGCAAGCACGCTTAAGGATTCCTTAATTACAGCACCCTCAAGCTTTGCGTATCCTTTTGTCTTAATGTATGTCGAAACCGACTCTTCAATGTTCTCGTGCTTCGTTTCGACACGCGTGCCGGTTCGCTCAATCTCTTCCGGCGACTTTGTCGCAAGCACAACGACCGCTTTTGCCCCAAACTCCGTCGCAAGCTGTTTTAGCTCATCAATTTCAGAAGGCTTTGTGATCGTCGTTTTGATTCGCACATAGTTGCCTTCAAAATCGACAAGCTCAGGGTCATCGACGGACGTATCGAACGAGATAAATTTTGGGGCGTTCGTTTCGTGCTGGTCAAACGAGCCTTCGACCTCGTCGTAAAGCATAAAACCTGCACGACTGTCGCAATCCCCGAAGTTTTGATGTGTCAGAGCGCCGATAGAGACGACCTTCCGGCGCTTATCCGCCTCGTGACGGAAGACTTTGTGATTGTGATAATGTCCTGACAGGTAGTTGCGCATGTTAGGGGCAATCTCAAAGATTTCTTCCGGCGTCAGTCCGTGATCTGGAAGACCTTTAATCACCCCATTGATAGGACTGTGCGTCACGACATCATATTGTCGCTCGCCGTAATACTCAGAGATTTCCTGATCGTAATATTTCAAAGCCTCGCGGAAGTCGTCGACTTTCGACATCCAAGGTAGAAATAGCGTGTTTAATTCCGAATCGAAAGTTGATTTTGTGTGAACTTTGACACCCGCCTGTTCGAGCGCGGTGATGGCGTTTGTGACACGATTGGAGTCGTTCGCCTCCATGTCGTGATTGCCTGGAATCATGTGTACGTCAAACCCGGCGTTGACGAGCAGCGCGTAATATTCGACAACCGGATTAAATACGGACGGCTGGATGCTTCCGCGTGTGTGAAATAGATCACCGGCGTGGATGATTGTTTTTCCACCCTGCTGGCCAAGCTCTTCCACTGCTGCTGATGTTGCTTTGAGAATATCAGAATTGCGTGAATTTAGACCGCTTGCCAGCGTCTTTGCAAATGCCGTCCATTGATGATGGTGCGTGTCTGAGATTAATAATCTCATAATCGTTCTCCATTAAAAATGATGCTTCAATATTAACGGAGAACAGTAGGCGGGAATCAGGTGATGCGCTTTCTCAGGTCGATAGCGTAGACTTCGGAATCGCCGTAAGTCTTTGTCTTGATGCGCTTGCGTTCAAAGCCGTTAAATTTGAAAGTCATCGTGTTCCACGGGTGCTCTTCCTTCGGAAAACCGAGTCTTATCTTCACCCTTTCGATACCTTCTTTTTCAATCCGCTTGCGCCAGTATTCCGATGCTACTCGGTAATCCTCAAGCTTCTGTCCTTTGCGGATTGCTTCAAAAAATTCTGCCTTGACGACTAATGTTAAATCAGGCATACACCCTCCTGTGCTTAGGAGGATAATGCCTGATTTAAGGTTTAGCTGTCAATTGATGGATCAGGCTGTAGCCTTCTCTTCGTCGTCTAATGTGTCTTTAAAAAGAGCATTCATTTTTTCAAGCTCTTCTGGATTCTTACGAATCAGATTTGCCAGTTTGCCGAGATGCAGCTTTTTTCCGCCCCATACATAGTAAGCGCCGGAAGAGTCGATCATCCCTTTCTCCTTCAAATATTGAAGAGAACTGGCAACCGCGTCGAACTCCGCAACGTCATTTTCATTGAATTTCAAAATCCACTGAACCTTCTGCTGCGGTCGAGTTAACTTGTTCTTGACGGTTTTCGCCGTAATGATCTGGCCAACAAACTCATCCCCATCCTTAATCGCTTTTTTGCTCAAAGAAATACGGATGGTTGCAAAGAACTCCATAGCTTGTCCGCCAGGGGTTCCCGTCGGGTCGCCAAACATTACACCAGGCTTCGTTCGAATCTGATTTAGATACAAAGCGGTCATGTTGAACTTTCCAACATATTGATTTACTGCTTTAAGCGTCGTTGATGTCACGCGCGCCAAAGCTGTTGTGTCATTCATGTTGTACTGGTCAATCCCCTTTTCAAACACAGACTGTGGGATCATCGCGGCAACAGAATCAAATACAGCAAGAATGGGCGCTTCGTCGTCGATATAAGACTTTGAGCGAATGCGCTCCGCCATCTGCATAGCAAGAGTGTTTGACTCCTCCCACGTTTTTGGCTTTCTGTAAATGAATTTGTTGGGTGATAAATCCAACCCCATGCGCTCCGCAAGTTTGGAATCAAAAGTCTGTTCGTGATCCATGAAGATAGGGATGCCTCCCTGCTTCTGTGTCTCAATCATCAACTGGGTAGACAGCGCTGTCTTGCCGGATGAAGATGGGCCAAACATTTCAATAATACGACCTCGCGGAATCCCCCCGTAAAAAACCCCTGATAGGATTTTGTTCAGCGGTTTGAATCCAGTGTCGAGAAAACTACTGCTTTCGTTAAAGTCGTCATTTCCACCAAACTCTTTTTCTAAATCATCTGCTAGTGACATAGTTTTTTGCCTCGTCATAAATAGCCTGTGCTTTTTGAATGCGATTGAACAAAAGCTTTAAAACCTTCTGTCGCGTCCAAGTGCATTCGCTGATGCACAGGCCTGTAAATGGATTAATGCCAGTTTTAGCAAACTCGCGCTTTAAACGAAGCTGCTCTTTAAGCTGACGCTTTGCGCACCGCTTCATCTTGAACGGTCTTAGTCTTTTTAACCCTGCCATTTTTGATTGCTCTCACCTTAAAAGGAGTGATGAATGTGTCAAAGTTCGCCGCCAACTTTTGAAGATTGTTGTCGTAACAGAAATCCTCAAACGCCTCTGCATCGAATGCGCCTGCGACCGTCCGCGTAACCTCCTTGTCTGGCTTCGGAACATTCTCCAAGTCCATCAACTTCAAGTTGCGCTTGAAGGCGTCATAGACGGGTGGATAGCTAATAACTTCTCCATTCGGCATAGCCTTGTCTGGAGGTGGCAAGTTTTTCGCTAAACGCTCAAGGTATTTCGGCAACTTCTGAACTTCACCCGCATTAAAAGCTCTCATAAAGCCTTCAACGCTTCCGTAAGTATTGACCAGGTTTGCCGCTCTACCTTCACCGATTCCACCCACGCCAGGAATATTGTCTGACGGGTCGCCTCGCAACGCTTTGTAATCGAGGAAAGACAAGGCCGAGACAGGAAATTGGGTTTCAAATTCGAGCACTCCAACTCTGAGCGGGTTTTCCGCTCTAGGGTTGTACCACTCGCAATAATCCCCAACCAATTGCGCCCAATCTGCATCGGACGTAATCAGCAAGTATTCCTTGGCAGGAGCACTCATTCGCTCGTTCTTCGTGACCAAATAACCCGCTAAGTCGTCAGCTTCATGCGTATCAGCAACTAACTGGTCGATGCCGAGCATATTCAGCATGCGAGCCACTTCTGGACGCTGTTCTTTGACGATTTCGCGGTCTTTGTTCTGCTTTCCACGATTCTGCTTGTATTCTGGATAAAAGTCGCTTCGCCAATTCTTCTTTCCATCCCACAAAACGACGGGCGAGTAGTCTGGAAACCGCCGGAGCAGTTTGTTGATGTGCAGTGCCGCTCCGTAGATCGCACCAACATTTCGACTACCGCTCTTTAAGATTCCCGCTCCGTAATGCGACGCCCAAAGCATGTTTGAGCCGTCTATAAGCATGACTTTACCCATCGTTGCTGCTTTCATCAGTTAAGATCGGCAAGCAAGGCATCAAGCTCGTCATCATCTTCATCTGGCGTTGATGAGGCGGATGCGATTGACTCGGCACTCACAGGCTCTTGGCTGTCCATTTCAAATGGAAGCGAATCGCTTGCATCTCCATCTTTAGCCATGTACTCGCCTTCAACCGTGCTTGAAGTGCTCGGCGCTGGGGCTGCGGGTTCGGCAGCAGGAAGCGCTCCTGATACGCTCAACCCAATTCCAAGCGTTGTCGCAACCTTCCCGATTGCTGTCAAAGCTTTTTGCTCTTTCAGCTCGGTTATTTGATTGACGAATCCGCTCAAGTCGTTAAGCTCTTTCATCACTTTGGCCGGCACCGGTTCAGACTTGGATTCTGGAAGCGGTCGAACACTGTACTTCGTGTCAAACCCTGTGCCAGTACGCTCGATAACAATGTCGATCCCTTTTTCAGGGTCGTGAATGTTTCCGTAGTCTTCAAACATGGCAAAAATCTCTTCCGCCTGGTTCCAGTTCAATGACAATACGATTGGCTTTTCAGGGTCTTCCCCGTTGCGCACAAGCGCGTTGAACAAGACTTGACGACGAGGGCGCATGCCTTTCAACTTGTCACGGACGGAATCGTTTGGCGCACGAGCAATTGCTTCGTTCAGCGCTTCACCGAGTGGGGATGGTTTGTTAAATGTGATTTCTGAATCGACAAGCGACATGATCGCTTTGTCTGTCACTGGGTCTTTAATCCAGTATTCGCCGAAATCGTGGGAAATATCCGCTTCAAGATCGTTTGGGTTCTCCCAGTTTGGAAGGATGCGGACGATGTGTTTTCCATTTGGCAAACGGACTGCATTTTGAAATCCTCCGCGCGATGCGTTGACTTCTGCTCGTTTTGCCTTCATACGTTCTGCTAAAGTTGCCATATTTATTGCTCCTGTTATGGGTCATACGCGGCTTCATTGACTCTAAATTCACCGCTTGGACTACTGCTTAAAAATTGTCTCTAAGACAATTAGATTATACTAAGCAACGACTGGTTAAATTACGGTACTTAGTATATTTTTAATAGGCAATATTTACTTATTGTTCAATCGTTGAAGAGCCGCGAATTGCACGCTCTGTAACGCCATGTTTTGAAGCTTCGCTTTTGATGTACGCTTCACCCTTACGCTCTTCACGATTAGAAACTCCGATCTGAATGACCATATCACGTCGCTGTCTGAACGCTTCAAGAATATCACGACAGTATGACGCATGTGCCTTGGACGCATTGTAGTCCAATTTTTTCTTGATGATTCGCTCATCACCGTCCATTTGTGTCGCGATGGATTTCTCGGTAAGCTTGGCTCCACTTGCTGCCGCGTCGTCTCGGATTTCTTTATCGACTTTTGATTCCAAAAGCTCTAACGAGACTTTTGCCTTGGACGCTTGAACGTCTGCGTTATAGGCCTGTTCTGCGTAGAACGCGTATAACGCTGCCTGTTCGATCAGCGCAGTGTCGATATTTTCGGCGGTAAAGTGCAAATCTTCACTCACCGTTGTTGAATCAATAAACTCCTTCATCCCTTTCTTCTCCTACTGTGTAACGGTTGCGCTGCCGTCATCAACATATTGCGCAACCTTGCTTAAAGTAAACTGATCGCCGGAATCCTTAAACATCGTTCCGTCAATCGCCCCTATTTCATTTTCAGAAATAATCTCGTAATCACTAACGTCGCTGATTGAAATTGCAGCCTGCACGAATTTGACTGACTCAAGTTCAACAAGCGGGTTGATTTCCAGGTAGCTGGCCAGCTCGGAAAATAACCCCTTGAAGGAGGAATTGCTTGGGCTTGTTTTGTTTCCAAATCCAAGCAATTCCTCTTCATAACCGCATTTCGTTTTGACTCTCGCTATTAAAGTTAAAGTAGCTGACATTGCCTATCCTCTTATGTCCATGTTTGCATATAAAAAATAAATAACTTTGACTATTTATTTAATTTCATTCTAGTGGAAAATTTACACCACCACAAGCGTCAAATTGACGGTTTTAGCTCATCGCTTGCGCCACTCTTGCAAATACGTCATCGAGCATAGATTGTCGATCCGGTTGCATGTAAACCATCATCGGGTTAATTCCAAAATAGACCGTCGCATCAATATCAGGCATGTAGTGCGCCTGTCCGCATAAATCCTCAAACGAACCCTTAACGTCCGGCATGAAGTAGCGGATTGAAAGCCCACCCAGCGCGACAATCACAGAAGGCTTTAACAGCTCCACCTCTTTCTTCAAGTAATCGCTGTACTGCTTGACGACTTCGCTCGTGACCTTCTCCCCTTTCGGCTTTGGACGTTTGGATAGAGCTGTAAAATACCCGTCCTGTCTGGAAAGACCGTGCTCTCGCATTGCGCTCTTCACATAGTCAAAACCTTTTCCTTGCGTCATCTGCCCCTTCTCACTTTCCGAGAATGAAGGGTAGTCTGTTACAACCATGATCTTCGGCTCTTTCCCGATAAATGGGAGTGGATGCACTCGCGTTGGTTTAAACTCTTCATCTTCAAGCTCTGCGGCTTTTCTGTCCGCTATTGCTCGTCTACGTTCGTCTTCTGTCGCTTCTTTAACTTCAAGCTCCGCAAGCATTCTCTTAAACTCTTTGGTTTCTTCCATATTCATGCGCATCTTACGGCTGACTTTTAAATCCTCAACCGACAGGCCTGGCATCAATAGCTTTTGATCTTTGAGACGATCTGGGTGCAATGCCGGGGTTGCTTCCGCATCCAAACTCGCGAACGCCCCAACCTTTTCCAAGGTTTCCTGAACACGAACATTGCACGAACGTTTGTTGACGGCATCAAGAAACTGCTCCTTACTGTCAAAGCGTCCGCCCACTTTCTCTCGCGCCTCAAGTATCGCGTTTGCTGTTTTATCTGACGCTCCTTTGAGTCGATTGAAAGGGGCGTACAATACGCTTCGCTTGCGCTCATCATCGTAGCCAATTGCAAACGTATCCTTCGACATATTAATGTCAGGAGGCGACACGATAATGTTTCGCTTGGCAGCATCCTTTACAATGCCTTGCAACTTGTCCTCTTTCACGATAGACAGCGTTGCGGCGTAAAACTCTTCCGGGTAGTAGTTCTTCAACCACATCGCTTGATATGAAATGAGCGTGTAAGCGAGAGCATGCGATTTGTTAAAGCCATACCCAGCAAATGCGGCGATCTTGTCGAACACAGAACCCGCTCGCTCCTCTTCCCATTCAACAGTCGCTTTACAGCCTTCAATAAACTTCTCACGCTCTGCAGACATTGCTTCTTTGAGCTTTTTACCCATTACCTTCCTGAGATTGTCTGCTTCTGCCATTGAATAGCCAGCCAATATCTGCGACGCTCTCATGACTTGCTCCTGATAAACCATGACCCCGTAGGTATCAGCAAGCGCTTCTTCCAGATCAGGGTGGTCGTAGGAGATGATTTCTGCGCCCTGTTTACGATTCACATAGGAATCCAGCATGCCGGAATCCATCGGGCCAGGTCGATATAGCGCTGTGGCTGCGACGGCATCTTCAAAGCGGAATGCTCCACCCTGTGCAAGCGATTTCAAAAGACGGCGCATTCCGCCTGATTCAAACTGGAAGATTCCAAGCGTATCGCCTTCCGCAAGTCCGCTCAAAACATCCTTATCATGCAGATTAATCGCGTCGATATTGACTCGCTTTTTATGGCGTTCTTCAATCATCTGCAAGGCGATTTCGATAATATCGAGCGTCGCAAGCCCAAGCACGTCCATTTTGATTAACCCCTGGTCTTCTACAACGCGCTTGTCCCAGTTGACGACTTTCGCACCCTTGCGACTTTCGACAAATCCGCGATTGATAATCGGTTCCCCTGCGATGACGACGCCTGCTGCGTGTGTCCCTAGCGAACGCATAGCCCCAAGAATAGTTTTTGAGTGATGCCAAATTTCAGGGTTATCTTCTTTGAACTTGGCGATCTCAGGAACGGCCTCCGCTGCCTCTTCATGCGTGAATGAAGTGCCATGAATTTTCGGCACATAGCTTGTCGCTTTCATTTGCGCATCAGACAGCCCGCAAACGCGTCCAGTGTCACGAATGGATGAACTCGTCCCCAGCATCGAATAGTTGGAAATAGAGCTGACGTTTTCGTCACCAAAGTCACTGCGAATCATTGATATAACATCCTCACGCCGGGTAGACATAAAGTCCAAATCCATATCCGGCAAATCCTTACGCGACGGGTTGATGAAGCGTTCAAAAATCAGTCCAAAGCGAATCGGGTCTGCGTTCGTAATGTCCAGCAGATAAGCGACAAGACTCCCTGCTGCTGACCCTCGACCTGGCCCGGTACGGACGCCCATTCCGTTCGACTTTTTGATAATGTGGTCAACAAGCAAGAAATAGCGGTCAAATTGCATGTCTCTTAGGATTTTCAGTTCGTACATCAAGCGCGGCTTATACAGCGTCTCAAGCTCTTCTTCCGAAGGCTTGTGTCCAAATACGTGCGAACCGGTTAACTTTTCTCTCCATCCCTTTTTGCAAAGCTCTGATAGGATTTGAAACTCATTCATGCCGACATATTCTGGATAGCGACTGCGCATGTCAGGAAGCGAAGGCTCCAAAGGACTCCACTCATACTCAATCATGCTGGCAAACAGATATTGCATGCGTCCGTACCCACTAAAGGAAATCGGATGCCCGTAGCGATTGTTTACGCTCTCTGATGCTGCCTTTATGCCTTCAATGAAGCTCTTAACAGGACGTGGCTCAAAATCGCGCATGAATAATTTTGAGAACCAAGGATTGCTCATTTTCTGGTTTGAAACTATCGCGCTTAAAACATCGAGCGAGTCTGCGTTTTCCGCATTGTCGTAGCGAATTGGGCGATAAGCGAGTGATGGCAATTCGAATTTTGTCGCTATCTTTTCTGCCTCGTTGTTCACTTTCTCATACAACGGCGAATCGACGGTGGCGAATTCCATCCAAACATTTTTCAATCCCGCTGACGTGACAAGCTCTTTAATCATGTCAAGCCGCTTCTCTTCGTCCTTGATTTTGTAGACAAGACCGTCTTCTGTGCATACCGACGCGATAACGTCGCCGCCTCTGACCGCTTCAAGAATATCCTTCCAACCGACACGAGAAACGTAATGGAAGTAGTCTGGCCCATTCGCATTGGCCAGTAGCTTGTAGATTTTCTTTAACCCATACTCGCTCTTATGAAATAGATTGATGAAAAAGAATGGATTGGGTTTTGCACCCTCCGCTTTCGCTTTTTTCCCGCGTGGCTCTTTGTAAGTCGGGTCTTCAACGACGCGGACGGCAACGCCTATGATCGGCTTAATTCCCTCACTCTTGCACGCTTTTGTAAATTCAGGCATGCCGGAAATTGTCATCACGTCGACAAGTGTTGCAGCGGTGTATCCGTTTAGCTTGGCTTGATGTGCGATGCTCTTCGGGGATAGTAAGCTTTGACCTAGTGAAAAGTGAGAGCGTGCGCCATGTAAAATCATCTCAGGCATGATAGTGTGTAAACTCCGTCTTCTGTTTCTTTAACCACGCCCATAGCAAGTAACGTTTGGGCGGCGACAGCTTGCTTCGCGTATGCTGTCTTCAATTGCATTCTATCGTCCGCGACTAGGTCTGAAATCAGGTCTTTCCTGGTAAATCGTCTGTCTTGGATCAGGCGCTCGAACGCGGCATACAAGTGATAAGGTTTTTGTTTGACGTATGGGTTTCGCTTAAGAAGCGCCATCTTCATAAGATTGCGCCCATTGAAATTATGAGCGTATAGCGATTGCATTTGCTTTTTGGCATTTGAACTGACGCGAGCGCTGTTAATGTGTTCGATTTCCTCAGCAGACAAGGATTTAACTTTTAGCACTTCTTTGACGCGCTTGCGCTCACCCTCTTGAATCTTGCGTTGTCGCTCAAGCTTTAACGCTTTGCGTAGCTCTACAGAACGTAGAACATCATCAATGTCGATTTCGGCTCTTAGCGTCTCTCCTAGCTCCATAGCGGCTCTTTCACAGGGTTCGGCAAACTCACACCGCTGACAGACTTTATCGTTTGCTGAGAAGGTTGTCAGGAGTCCGAAACATCCTGGTGCCTTGTTAATGTCTGTCATAGCCAGCCTCCGCAACTTCCATTTTAAATTCGTGTAGTTCGCGCTGAATGCGCTTTTTACCTTCCATATCCATCTTTGCAAGCCTTGCCATAAATTCAACAGCAAGCTCCGGCGACACATCAGACGGCTTCGCTTTTCTGCGATTCAGCAATCTCGCTCCGTACTCCGCCTTGTGCTGTCTTCCTACAAGCTCTCTTCGCAAAGCTTCTGGCTGGTCGATCATCCAGTTGACGACGATCTGGCTCTCTTTGGAAAGATTGGAAAATGCAGACTTTGCGATCTCCTGCACCTCTATTTCATGAACCATGTCTTCGCCATTGCTGGTCGTTTCAACGAGTGTCAGCCCGTCTTCTGAGCCGATCTGTTCGTCTAGCGATGTGAGCGAGTTGAATTGGCTCTGATTGAGCTGCTTCTGAACCCATTTGCTCATTTCGTTTTTGACCGCAACATAGTAAAAGGTGGAAAAGCGGTATCCTTTGGAACGGTCAAATCTCGATTGCGCTTTTGAGAAAGCCAGCATGACTTCTGCCTCTATCTCTTCGCGATCAACATTTAACCCGGCGTTTTCGGCTCGAAACGTCCAGTATTGGGTAAGCTTTCTAATGCCGCCAATGTTTGCATCAACACTTGTTGAGTTTTCGGGGTTATCTTTAAAAACGCGTTTTTTCGACATAATTATCCACCTTTTACACCTGCGAAACTCCGCTTTCACGGAGCAATTAATAGTAAAGTTTGATTACCTTTTTAGGATAAAAGAACGTTTATCCAAAGACACGTTGGGCGACGGACGATACAACTTCCGCATCGCTCTCCCCTAATCTGTTGATGTAGGCAAGTTCCATCCCACGCTTAAAGTCCGCCTTCGCGATTCCAACTTTTGTTGCGTTGATGATTTCACGCGGCCCGATTGTTGCGCTGATTCGCTGATTCGAGAATTCCTTGCGAACAAGCCCTGCGAACTTGACCATGTTCGTTGCATCTTCCTTGCTCACACCGGTTTGATTGCGCACAATTTTGATCTCTTCGCTTTCAGGCAGATAAGGAACTTCAATTGTGACGGCGAAACGTGAATAGTTCGCTGAATTCCCCAACATTGTTCCGCTGTAAAGCCCTGTCTCGTCACCGGCTCCATTCGTGTTTCCAGTGGCAACAAAACGGAAGTTTGGATGCGGCTCAACAACTCTCCATTCAGGAGGGGCTTCTTTAATGATGAGCGGCTTACCTTCCATGACGGCTTGATAGACAGAGTGAATGTCAGGCGATGCGAAGTCATACTCATCGGCAAGATAGACAAGTCCGTACTTCATGCACAGCGGAAGAATGCCTGGCTCAAAATAAGTTCCTGACTCATTTGCCAATGTCTGTCCGACAATATGCGCTTCTTCGGTCGAAGCTGTGTGCTGAATACGACGGAATGGGCGATTCGTACGAGCGCAGAACTGTTCGATTACAGTGGATTTGCCTGTTCCAGCATGCCCCCACAACAGCAAGACAAGATTCATTTCAATTGCCATACCAATGTCTTTGACAAGATCGGCATTGAAGTGATAAGCATGGTCGATTTGAGGAATGTAAAGAGCGTTGTCCGCCACGTCTTCCGAGCTTGGGTCATACTTATTGAAATAAACTTGCTTTCCGCTTCCACCGATACAGCTTGCTTTGTTCATTTCAAAAATTTGGCTCATTGGAATCATCCCAAACTTTGGAGGTTCGGCGCTTTCCATAACTTCCGCAACGTCGGAATCCACGCTGGAAGGGGCTGATTCCACTGCCGCATCGCGCTGCTTTCGCACGCTTGTTAGGTATTCGCGCATGGAATCTGAAACGAGCGGTGCATCAGGAAAGCGCTCCTTGTACTCATCAATCGAAATGTGAGGGTGATTTGTTCTTAAATACCTGCGAATCGAGTGGCATCTGCCACCGTCAATTTGACACGTAATTGCTGTATCGTCTGTCATAGCATCAGTCATAGCCATTTTTTCATTCTCCTAAAAATAAAATAATAAACAAGTTTTACTTACTTTTCTCAACGATCTTATTTTAACGCTATGAACACGGCTTGCTACTGGCATCCATAACGCGTCCTCAATAACCAAAAATAATAAATAACTTTTACTTACTTTTTCACCTATTTTAAAACCGAAGATTTTACCTTGTCAAGAATTTTGTTCGGAAGCTCTTGAACGTTTCTAATTACGGTGTGCTCCTTGTAATAACTCTTAACACTTCCATCTTCAATCCCAATAGCGAATATGTCGACATCGTCAGAATTTCCAATTTTCTCTGCAACCTCTCTCAGATGCTTACGCTTTGATGACCCCTCGCCTCGCCCCGCCGGGCTTCCGTCCGAAAGCACAATCAGCAGCTTGTTCGGCTCTCTGCGCGTTAATAGGCGCTTGTATGCAATTTCAACGCTTTCCCCGTCGATATTCTCATTAAGATTTTCTACATTTGAACTCGCGTAAAGTGCCATATCTCTTGACGTTGTCGGATTGTACGACTCGTCAAACCCTTTGAAAATTGGCATAAATAGCGGCTCCATGCGAGAAGGGCTTTTTTTCAATATTCTCTCTATCTGACGGATGCCTTTATCCACTTCGATCATCGAATCCCAATTTTTTTTACCCAACTTGTAGCCTCTGTAATACGTTGTGAAGCCGATAACCTCGCAAGGGACTCCCGATCTGTCCAACGCTTTTGCCAAAGCGGATGCAGACTGCATCGCAATTGCGATCTTGCTGCCACACATTGAACCCGACAAATCCACGCAAAGAGAAACAGCCGTCTCGCGAATCGTGTCTGACTTGATACGCTGACGGAACACCTTTGGATTTCCTGTCTTCAAGCGATATAGATTGGCAGCATGAAGCTTTCCTTTCTTTTGGCCAGGATTCCATCGCGATTGTTGACGGGAGCGAATGATACGCTCCAGGTTTTTTTGCAATGCGCCTGACACCGAATTTACTTTTTCCTCATATTTTTTAATCATAGTCGGGCTGTCACGCACCGCTCTCTCTTCTTCACCACTAAGCTTAAGCTTGCCGATGTAATCGTATGAATCTGTCAGGACAACGTAGTTTTGGCTTCCAAGCTCTTCTTCTGCGGCTTTGGCGATTCCCTCTGCAATATCCTCGCTGAGATCAGGCACATCGTCTAAGAATGAAGGGTCGACGGAGTCAGGGATTTCGGTAGATTCTTCTCTCTTATCCGCGGCCGTTCCATCACCATGAGATTCCCCGCTTGGATCGCCAGAGCTTTTTTCGGGAGACTCGTCACTCTCACTTTCGCTCTCTGAATCTCCCTTTCCTGAGCCGCCGGACGCGCTTTTTTCTTCTGACTCTTCCGGCTCCGCGTCGTCGCTGTCGCCACCTTCACCACCTTCACTCTCTGAGCTGTCAGAATCGCCGCCCTCCGAGCTGTCAGAATCGCTCTGATCGTCTGAGCCTTCGTCCGAGTCACTTTCGGAATCATCTTTTCCATCGCCGCCGTCGCTTTTATCTGACTCGCCTTCTTCCTCCTCTTTCTCCTTTTCTTCTTCATCGCTGTCTGGTTTGGAAGATTTTGATTCTGATTCTGACTCTGATTCTGACTCATCGCCATCGTCGCTACCTTCGCTCTCCCCGTCCGGGTCGTCATCGTCTGACTTGTCAGAGGGTGGCTCCGGCGGCTCTTTGATGTGCTCGTAAATGGATTCAGCAAGGCGGAGCACATCTTCCTGGGCGTCAATATCTTTCAAGCTTTCAAAATTTTCACGACCGCCTTCATCCATGATTTGCTCACACATACCCCATACACCAGCCTCTTCGAGCATTTCGCGCATTTCGGTGCGTCCTGACATAGCACGGACAAGGGCCGGATACACGGAGCTTTTAATCATCTTCTGATCGCCGGATTCGATTGCACTTTTTACAATACTTTCAAAGTGAAACTTGTTAACGGATTCCAAGTTTTTCCCTGAGCCTTTGAAGCGCTCCATCATCTTTTTCTCAATACGGGCATCTTCGAGCAAATTTTCAAGCGCTTTTAAGCGCTTTGCATCTCTTGAGTCGTATTTGTGCGACAGGGCGGAAAGCCAATCTTGAACTTTTTTGTTGTTCGTAAACAAAATATGCGCAACTTCATGGTCTAAAAACCCCTCAATTGCAGCGATAAGCTCAGGGGATGTTTCTTCTGAAATCATTGGAAGAAAGACTGTATTTGGGGTTCCGTCCGAATTCCATTGAACTTTGGCTTCCATGCCCATGCAACGAACTGGAACATCCATGCTTGAAAGCATTTTGACAACACCTTCGATACGCTCTTTTAAAGCAGTAGCTTTTGACTTGCTCATCTGTTTCACCTTTGATAAAAAAAATAATAGTTATTTAGTACGTGAAACAGATTTTATCGAGAGAGTGCTGGTGTGATAAGCGGCATTTTTTGATTCGCCGATATTTTTGAAAGAATATTAGATTTGATTGGCAAGACTTGCGACGTTTACTTCAACATTCCCCTCTGGGGTTTCGAGCAGCAACGTTCCGCTTTCTTGTATTAAACTTATAGTCAAAAATCCAAGGTTGATAAAGTCTGACTCTTCATAGCCACATCCGTCGATTTTCGTATTTACAGGGGTTACAACTTGTTCTAGGATTCCTTCTTTTGTCATAAGATTTTACCTTTTGTCTTTTTATTATTAACGTTTACTCGTGCTTTAGCTGATTAACGTTTGCTAATATATGCCCCTTTTTAATAGCTTTCAACAACTTTAATGTATCATTTCGTACCACCTACGGGAAAGCCCTTGACGGGAGCAAAAAGGGGCTACAGAATTGGCCTGTGTCACAAAAACATATTAAATTTTTGTGTCAATTGGTGCTATCTTGCTCAAGCCAGTTGACGTAAAAAAAATAATAAATATTATTCATTATTGTGTGTTAAGCATTTTTGCTAAAATTAATTAAGTTTTATTGCATTTTTTATTAAATTTTTATTAAATACCTAACATACGGCAAACAAACGGTTTTGATGCTATGCCTTCAAAGCCCTTACTTGGAGATTAAAATGTTAGCTAAAGCCGAAGATAGAAAAGCGTTCGCGCTCTACTTTGATAATCTTATGAAGCACACCGTTACTCGTGACGGTGGAAAGCCTAAGAACAAAGACATCGCGATACTATGTGGTTATGATGAGGACAGCAACATTGTTTCAATGTGGCGTAGAGGACGCTCAAACATTCCGGTTGAGCATCTTCCGACCATTGCGACTTATCTGAGAATTGATGAGCAATACTTCATCATGAAGGCGTTGGAAACTTTTATGCCGAATTTGCAAAAAATGCTTGCAGACAAATTCGCACACAGCATCATCACGGATAACGAGCTTGCCATTGTGAAAGCTTTACGTGATGAAACGGAGTCTGACGACCCTAAGATGACAACAAAGGCTCAAATGGCAAAGTTGAAGGAATTTGCCGCTTCACTGGAAGAGGAAGTTTAATTAGACGGATGTTTATGCGTGGCGTTGTATTTTCGATAAAACGACGCCATACCGTTTTCTTTTACAGCCGTCTTTCTCAAGTATCTCATCAGATTGCTTGAGCTTTTCCAACGGCCGGCCTGCATTATCTTAGTGAACTCCTCACCCGATTCGGCCATGTCCAACGCAGCACCTACCCTGGCTGAATGCCCCGTAAAGTGATACGACTCGTCCACACATTTGCCAACCCTGTTTAGACAGTCTGAAACATCCTGCGCTTGCAATGTGCTGTTTCCCCTGACGGTTCCATGTTTTGTAATCCCCTGCAAAAGCGACGTTGTTGCATCCTGTCTTGGGAGATTTTTCATCCATCGCTTCATCCAAAATGCCGAAAGCGGGGTCAAGTATGCGTATTCCGTCTTGTGATGGCCCTTCTTTCCTTTCGTCTTTGGAACGCGCAGGGAGCCGGAGCCGTCAGAGTGAAAAGTAATATCTCCAATCTTGATTGCGCAAAGCTCACTTGCTCGAAGCAAAGTGGAGTGTGCGACCAGGGCAACCATTATGTCACGCACCTGTCTCAAATCCTTCCGATCTGTTTCAATTGCAGCGATTTCAAGCACCGACATTCGCAAGGGCTGCGCTTGCATTTCGTCATCAATATGCTTGTCTGCGATGTCGATAACCAGGCTTTTGACGATCTTGGAATTCCCCGGCGGGGTGCGCTCTACCAGGACATGCGCCGTATTGATGGAGGAAACATGCCGTTTTACAGTGTTTGGGGTTTTCTCGTAAAGCGATTCGGCAATGTACTGACGCAGCACAAACGGACTGCAAGGAATGGCGCAAAAACGCTTCTCAGCACACCAGCGCATGAAGCGGGCTGTGTCGCTAATAAATGCGCGCTGGCTATGCTTCGACAGCGATTGAATGTGAAACGGAAGTGTTTCAGCCAGCTTTTCTCGCACGTCATCATGAATCAGGTAGTCGACAAGCCCGACTCTGGCCAGCGCTTTCTTTTCGATGACCTGGATTGGATTCACAGCTTTTTGTATCCTTTCGCTATGCCGATAATTTCCACATTTGCCGTCGCCATTTCTATCATCAAGTTTATTCTATTGTCGTGGCTCTTCAACTCGCCTTCGACGAGCGGCTTGAATTCTGAGCCTTTATCAAACTCGACGCGACTAATCAATCCAATCGGGTCTTTGTAGATCGTTTCGTAAATCGTCACGTCCTTGAGTTCGATGCCGATGAAATCGCAAAGCGCCTCCGATATCGGAACGACGCCATTAATAACGCTGGCACCCTCATTCATTTTGGAGTCCATAATCACCAACACTTTATAGTCATGGTCATAACACGCGACAATCTCATAAGCCTGTGAAATATCGCCCTGCGCTCTTTTAACGACCGGCGTGTCCAAAACTGTTTTCATTCTCACGGTGTACGTGCTCGAATTGACTAACATTTTTACCTCACTAGTGAAAACGCAATTTGAAGCGATCTGAGAGACTTTTTACTTCACGCGTCCGTTTTATTGTCCGACTTGAGAAGTCCGCTGCAATCGTATCAGAAATTTGCGGTATTGTGACAAACAACTGATAACGTCCATTATCAGTTGTTGAGTTTCCAACCCAAGTAACTTAGATATAAAAATATAAGGGGCTGTCCTAGATAACTAGGTCAGTTCCTTTTTAACCCATTGATTCAATTGTTTTAATTGCTCTTTTGGATCACTGTTGTTAAATCGCCATTCACACTCCTTCAAAAACAAGTGAAATGACTCT